ATGGTCAAGAATAAGGAAAGAATAGCCGAATGAGTTTTAGAATAGAGAATCTGGAGGAGGTGCAGGCGTTTAAGCCACTCCCCAAGCAAGAGTTATTCCTATTCCACATCGAACACAATGACGAGGCCAAGTTCGTCTGGTATTGCGGAGGGTTTGGATCGGGGAAGAGTTTTATCGGATCGCACGCTGTTATCCGGCACGCAATGAGTAATCCGAAAGGGCGTTCTCTGGTGGCACGGCAAACAATGGTAGATCTCAAAGCTACCACGATGAAGACCTTTTTCGAGGTCATAGACCCACGATTGATAGCGAAATGGAACAAATCAGAGAGTTTGCTCACGCTGATCAACGGACACGAGATATATTTCTGGGGTTTGGATAACATAGAGAAATTGAAGTCATTGGAAATTGGACTATTTTGGATAGATGAAGTGAATGAAGTTGCCGAACTCACATTCAACGTTTTAAAAGGTCGGCTGCGAAATAAGCACCATAAAAAGCGTCTTGGGATACTAACTAGCAATTCCGAGGGCAAAAATTGGACTTATAAGCAATTTGTTTTAGGAAAAGGTGTTAGGACACAGGCAGATTTGGACAAATACTGGATTATTAAAGCGCCAAGCAACGAAAACACTCATCTCCCGGACGACTACCTAGATATTTTGAACTCATACACCGGAGATTTGTTTGAAAGATACGTTAAAGCCAGCTGGAATGTGTTTGAGGGGCAGATATTCCCAGATTTTCATAGAGAGATCCACGTTATCAAGCCATTTGCGATACCGGAAACGTGGAAAAAGGTTGGAGGGATTGATCACGGCGAACGAAACCCAAGCACCTTTCTCTGGTGCGCCGTAACCCCAAAAGGAGATTTAGTTTTTTACAGGGAATATAAGAAGTCAGGAGAGTTTGTCGATCACCACGTCAGAAACGTCAAAGAACTGAATAAGGGCGATAGGCTGGAATACGTTGTGATAGACCCCAGCGTAAAGAGCGTCAGAGGGGCGTCAGGGCGCAAGGTGGACACCGAATACAAGGAAGAGTGGATTAAGACGTTTGGGGAGTTAATGCCCCTTAGATACGCTAATAATGACGTAAACGCAGGAATAGCCAGAGTTCACAAGTATTTGAGGCTCGATCCCAAGGAACAGCACCTCTCAACTAAGAAGTATGGAGCGCCGAAGATATACATTTTTGACACTTGCCCAGAACTGGTAGATGAGTTAGAGGGCTATAAATGGAAGAAAATAACGCCAACCAACGAAAATGATCCCGATGAAGAGCCAAGAAAGAAAGACGACCATTTAGTTGACCCACTGCGTTATATCGTGATGAGCCGACCAGATATTAAGCAAGCCAGTGTTCAAAACAAGTTCAAGGTTGCCCAGCAGGAGAAGAAGATAGATCCGAATAGTCAACTGCTGGAACACCATAAAAAGCAATTTTCCGGTGATTTTATAAACTTAGACGACTAAACTATGGAGAATATACATCGTCAGCCGAAAGACCAAAGCGAAGCGGCACAAGAGGATATTGATATTGAAGTCGATACCGATGAGATTTTGGCGCAGAAGATAGAACTCCGAATGGGAGAGGGGCAAAGTCTTTATGACGCCATAATGAAAGAAGTCCAAGAGAATGAGCAAATCTTCCTTGGAAACATTGATAAGATAACCGGAACGGAACTCGCCAAGTATAAGAGCAGGGCAGTTTTGAATCGGATTTACCTCACTATCCGCAATATGGTGGGCTTGGACACGGATAATATCCCGAAAGTCCAGATGATTCCGGCTAAAGACACGCCACCAAGCATTAAAAAGGCTGAAAAGATTAAGAATGCCATTGAATACGGCTTTATTCGGGTAAACTTTATGGACTTTATCACTAAAGTTCTATTTGATACTCGGATTAAGCGTGATTGTTTCGCTCGCTGGTTTTGGAATTACGATAAGAACGACTTTGACCTAGAGCCGGTAACGATTGACGAATTGACATTCAGCGCAGAGGGAGTGGACATTCAGACTTGCGAATGGCTGGTTTATCACCCACTCAAGAATCGGAAGTGGTGGAAAGACAATTATCCGATGTTTTACGATAAAGTTCAGTTTGAGAACCTAAAAGCGGTGGATTACATCTGGCGAGGACTGCCAAACACCACGCCAAGCACGCACGGCCGGGGAACAGTGGCACGTTTCTATGCTTATTGGGAGAATGACATTCAGGTAGAAATGGCTTATGGCAAGGACGGAGAGCGAATTATCCTTAAGAGAGGCAAGAATCCATATTTTGAATACCGTGATCCGCTACTGCAAGTCAATGAATGGGCGCAAAAAGCCAGACCGGAAGCCTATCAAGCGGCTAAAATGAGCGGAATGCCAATGGAACAGGCGTTGCCACAAGTGCTTGACCCGGCTGATGTTGAGAATTTCAAGCCGATCGTAAACTTCTTATCCGAACCGAGGAAACCTTTTGTCCAATTTCCCTCTATGAAAATGCTAGGGAAGATGTATTCCAGCAATCTAATGGCGCAAGCCAAGGAAACATTGACCAATTATATCGGGAAGAAACGGCAAGTGGCGGATAATCTTAGAGGTTGCAACGTCAAAATCGTAGTTGACGGCGACCAATTCAGCGAAGAAGAGGCTTCGGCTATCAATGACGAGCCAATGCAGGTATTGAGAGCCAATATGCAGACCAATCCAAATCCAGTCCAAGTTGTTGCTCCCACATTCCCAGAATTACAAGGTATTTTGCTGGATATGCAGCACGATGAGAAGTATATTGACGATTTGTGGGGACACCACGAAATTTCAAGAGGCACAGGGGACGCCGGAACGCTTGGGCAAGACAAAATGAACGCCGAGAGCGACCGGACACCAGTTCGTATGCAGTCTAGGGCGACCGAATCGGCTATCAAAGAGATCACCGAGGGTTGGATTCAACTGATGAAAATGTTTTATACCGAAAAGCATTGGGTAAAGAAATTGGGAGGCAAAGAGGGAGTAGAGATGATGGAACTGATAAATCAGGACATCGAAGAGGGGATTGAACCATTGATTGTTCCTCAATCTATGATGAAAGTGGACAAAGTGGCAAGGGCTATCCAACTCTGGGCGCAAAAAGCTATTGATCCATATACCCTATTCCTTGAATTGGAAATGGCTAATCCGAAAGAATTGGCAGACCGCTTGATGAACTTTATGAAGTTTGGAGTTATATCTGACGCCGATCCAGAAGAAATAGCAGCCGATATGGCAAGCCAAGGCACGCCAGGGGCAGACGGACAGCCAAGCACGACCGAAGATCCGATTGAAAGAGCAGATAGCGAAAATAAGGCGTTTCAGAACGGACAAGGCGATAAAGTTCCTCCTACTCCTAGGGAATTGGTCACGAAAGACCACGTTGCGCTCCATTTTGCTTTCTATAAAGACCCGAATAAGAAAATGGAACAGGACGCTATGGACTTGTTGGAAGCTCACGCTAACGTAGATAAAGCCACTTTGGTAACGAATATGAGCGAGGGAGCAGTCCAAGGAGCGAGAGAAGAGATCAACCAAGGGAGAATGGAGAAAAAGGGCGGTGGAAAAGATGTGAATAAGGGAGGAAAGAAAGAGCCAGCCGCCAAAGTAACGGTAAATGTGAATAAGTAATGCTTATTGATACCGATCGGACGTGTGTATCCAGACGCCTGATCGGGAATGAGTAAACATTAAAAATTGTAAACAACTATGGCTCAAAATGAACCAGGAATCCCTATCACTGATGGGGATTTGCCCGAAGATCCAAAAGAAATTCAGGCGAAAACAGACCCGGATAAAAACAATTCTGACGAAGACAAGGCCGGGGAGGCTGAAAAAGCCAAGCAAATCGAAAAGAACGGCGAGGGAAGCTTGCAAGTTAGCGAGGAGCAGTATAAATCACTTGTCGAGGGTTGGAAAGAGGACAGGGAATACTTAATGGGAGAAAATAAACGCCTTCGCGCAGAGGCTAAAAACCCCAAGTTGACCCAGCAGGAGGAGGAGGAATTGGAGGCGATAGATGATCCTGATGAGCGTGCCGAGAAAAAGCTAGAATTTCGTCAAAAACGTGAGAAAGCGGCCGAAGAAGCCGAACTCAAAACTGTTAAAAGTGAAATACGTTTTTACGAACGGACTAACAAAGAGTTTGCCGAGAATAAGAAAGATATTCTCAAAGTCGCAAGCGATTATGAATGCAAGGACTTGAAGCAAGCTATTCTAGTATGGCGTGGCCTAAATGTAGGCAAAGCCAAAAAGGACGCTGAATATCACGATGAACGCAAGAAAGGTGCTGACGGCAAAGGGGGAGGGAACGCTGGCGGATCAACCGCTGGAAAACCCTATGATCCCAAGACCGACAGTAAAAAATCTTTCGGCGACCTCTATCGAGAGGGCTTAGGAAGATAATTACTAATAACGTTTTAATTGTATGGCAGTTACAGATTACACTCAGCTGACTTCTATCACTCGCGAGAAAGTTCTCCCGAAGATTGAAGATCAGATTGGGAAAGATCACCCATTCTTGGGCAGATTGTGGGACAATATGAAACTGTGGAACGGCGGAAGACGCTTGGAAATCCCGGTTAAATATCGCCATAATTCGCAGGGTGGCTCATATTCAGGGCTTGACGTCTTGGATACTGGTCAAGAGCAGACGAGAACTCGTGCTTTCTTTAATATCAAGCAAATCTATCAACCGATAGTTATTGCTAATATTGATGTGGCACTGAACGGTGGAGATGGAAAGATCGCAGATCTGATGGACGCAGAAATGGAAGAATGTCGTGAATCCTTAACCGATAAACTTTGCACAATGCTTTTCAGTGACGGAACTGGAAACGGTGGAAAGGATATGTCCGGATTGAAGAACTCAATTCAGGACGGAACGGTGTCGGCTACTTACGGCGATATTACGCTCGGAACATATACTTGGTTTAAAGCCAATTATACTGCTTCCGTTGGAAGTCTGATGTTGTCCGATTTTGCGACAATGTTTGATAGTTGTGAAAGTGGTTCAGATACTCCTAGCATTATCCTTACGACCAAATTGGTAAAATCTGCTTATGAGGCTTTGCTTCAAAATCAGGTTCGTTTCCAAATGGTGGACGGAAAGGTGTCTGCTGACGGTGGTATTTCCACCTTGTCTTTCAGAACTGTTCCGATATTGGCTGATGAGTATTGCACAACCGGAGATGTGTATTTCATTAACGAGAAATACTTAACTCTGTATTATATGAAGCATCCTAAATTCCCGACTGACGCCAAGGGATTTGCTGTTTCTCCGATGAGAGAGCCAGTTGATCAGGACGGTGAAGTGGGATTTATCTTCTCATATCTGCAGTTAGTTAATCGTCAACCTCGCAGAAGTGGTCGCTTAGCTGGCGTAACGGCCTAGTTAACGAATGTTAACTCCGGGTCGGAGGGTTAACATAGCCTTTAATCAATAAATCCAAAGTGTAAAATTATGGCTATTGCAGAAACAAGTCGTATGAAAACGACTTTCGGTAATAAAAAAATTCTTACAATCATTGGGACTTTCGCTTCCGGAGATACTTCGGGAACGATTGAAACTGGACTGGTCGCTATTGACCACGTTTCAGCCGCCTTTGTTGACATACTGGAC